TTAATCATTTATTTTCCTTAAGAAATGTGGGTGGGATAAGTTTATTTAATATGATTCTTTAGCTAAAAAGAATCGCTTTATTTGATTCTGCATATAATTCGGAATCATACTCTTCTAAATCATAGCGGAAATCGGTCAATGTTCCGTTACCATCTATAGAAACAATGGTTATCATATCCGTTAATTCATTTTTAGAAATGTTAAAAGCTGAAGCTTCGCTCGACACCAATATTTCTTCGAATGGTTTTGTATAATTCAGTATTTTATATTCATCCGACTGAATAGATGAATCTAATAGATTCTTTCCAATACCGTTTGAATAACCATCGGTATCGCCGGCTGTAGTTGAATCCGCTTTCGGTTTGAATAGATCAAATACCCTTTGTTCCGAAGAAACAGAATCATCCTCAAAAGGTTTAGTTACATCTTTGTGCCAAATATCAGTTTCAATTATAACTTCAGGGAAAGGTTTAGTTACATCTTTAGCCCAAACATCTGATTCTGTAACAGAATCAAAGAAAGGCTTAGTCATATCGTACCAACGAATATACGAAGCTTCTGGCGTATCTGACAAAGGTTTAGTTACATCTTTGGCCCAGACGTCTGACTCTGTTACAGAATCAGTGAATGGTTTGATCAGATCATAGAAATTTAAATCTTCTAAATATTGTCTATCTCTGAATCCAATAGAATCAATCAAGAATGCTCTAGAATATGAATAAACAAGATCTTCATTAATCTGTTTAACATAAGCAGAGAATCTTTTGGTGCCGGCTGGGTGGAAAAGATCGGCCATTTCCTTATAATCTTTTGGATCTTGGATACTTTCCAATAGATAAGAGAATGCCTGATAAAAATAAGAATCTTGAAGTTTAATTATCTGATTCGACAACTGACCGCGGTCATCATTATACTTACCCTTCATATTAACTAATGGCGCGTGCGTATAAACAAGACTTGCACGAGATTCATTCCAAGTTCTTATGTCGGCATCAGAACCGACTTCGCCCGTTGTTATCTTATTTGTACGTACATCAAAGACAATGTTACCTATGTAAGAACCTTCAACATAATCTGACAAATAATAAGAATTATAAGCATATCCAGCAATAAGACCGGAAACAGAATCTATAACACCATCTACATAATCTTCAATTTCTATTGTATGGTGATAAGTAAAACCCGGATGATCTGTAAATCCCACACCTATAGCAGCCGGATTTACAGAACTAAGTTCAAAGTCGATATTCAACATCGACGAAGTTGGTTTTCTTGGAAAAGGAGAAATTATAGATGATTGGTTATCTGTGTGTCCGATACCATATTCTATAATTTCTGTATCTAGAATAGTACCGTTAGTTCCAACTTTCGAAATTACAGCTACTGTATCTTTTACTGTACCGGGTATGACAATTACTTTACCCTTCTTCCAATACTTACCAGGATTTAAAATAGTAAGTTTCTCAGGCGAATTTACTACTTTACCCTTAAAGAAAGTAGTTACACCATCGGTATGAAAAACAATTTGGTCTAATGGCAAGTATACTTTATTCAGAGACGAAAAGCGTATACGAACCAAATCATAATCAATTATTTCAACACCGGTAACTATAATGGAAAAATCACCCTTCTCATTTGAGAAGATAATTCTTGAATTTTCCGTCGGGTGTATACCTTCACCCTGTTTATAAGCAGTGAAATATTGCTCGTGGATCCAACGTCCGTCTGAAGGTTTTAGTACTACATCATTAGGATAAGTTATTTGAATATCTTCATCGTAGATAAGTCTAAAAAGTAACTTAATTGAATTCTCAGTACCTTTGGCCTCATAGATCTGATTTAAAATCTTAATCAGATTTCTGCGGTCATATGCTACGGTTCTGGGTAAATCACTGCCATATGTAGCATAGAAAATATCTATTTCAGTATCAAGAACGCGATCTATATCTAACTTTTCTGCATGGAATAGAATTTCCCCTGAAGATTGTTCCCGTTGGTTAACAAATTTATAGTATAGATTAATAAACGCTTGATAAAGCGGATAATTATCTACGACATTATTTTGATAGTTGATCATGATTACTTAATGTATTCTTCAACCAAGATATAGTCATTATCAATAATACCGGAGATACCATCCTTAATGTTAACATCAAGAGCAAGAATCTGATTATTTTTGGTTGAAATATTCATCTCAACTGGTGTAACCTTGAGCTTAATATATTTGATGATCGGATTAATATAACCAGAAACATTGACCACCAAACTAAAATGTCCGGTTTTTAGATTTGCCGTTCCAATATTTCTAATTAGTTGACCCGAAATATTATAAGCTCCAACATTTACAATTCCAAGTACGATATCTACATATGAATTTGGGATCTGCTTAATGGAGACAATTTCTGAGACACCATTTGAAAGCATGTAGAAAATAGAAGAGGATATAGATCCATCTACAATTGCATTATTAAAAGAAAAATTACAATTTGTCGATACACCTACATACGGCACAATGTTATAACTAATCTGGGTTGCAATGTCTACAGATACTATAGAAGGATCAATATTCAGACAATTTCTCATTAATTGAGAATGGATATATTCTGAATTGAACGATGAAATACTGGATACGTAAGTTTCAATTTGATATCTAATAGAAGCTTCAATCTCGGCGGCAGTCAATACTGTCTTATTTTTATAAAACTTTGCTTTCGTAGAAAATTCTAGGAAAGTATAAGTTGGATCTACAAATTCTGGTGTGATTGTTACCAATGAATTTTTCTTGATTACTGGTAGAATTTGGGTAGTTTTAACAGAATCTGAAATTGTATAACCAGCGACTGGTTGCATGGATAGGAAAATTTTACCAAAAACTGGTGGGAAATTATCTTCACCACCCCATGAGTTTACGGACTTAATGAAAGGGAATTGTGAAATAAGTAATGTAGAATAGTCAGACGCGGTTACAGCTCTACCTTTAGACACATTGGTGTTAATGGCATTGAACTTAATCGTTTGTAAGGAATCTTTAAGTGAACCACCAAACGATACCTGAGTCGTCTCAATATTATCAATCGTTACACCAGAGTCAAAAGAAATACTTGTACTAAAGAATCTGCAACCGTTAGCTTTAGTCGGTGAGTCAGAGACGAAATAGTCAATTTCAATCACATTACCATTGGCTGGTTGTTTTCCGATAATATTATCACCAAAATAGATTTCAAACTTGCCAGAATATGATTCTTGAATATAATAGATTTCGGAATCACGTGCAGCGTCAAACACCGATGAAGATAGCTTATATTCGGTTTTATCCAATGCTACATTAGAACTTTTTACAAATACACGGAGGGTTGAAGTATCTATATTTTCATTGGGTATAGTAAATAATGACCGTACATTAGTCAAAGTATCTACAGTAAATGAATTCTTAACATATAGACCGGAAAGCAACTTGATGTTTGAAAATTTATGTACAGAACCTTCCAATACAGAAAAAACATCAGATTGTGTTAGGAATGTAAAAGTACCAGACTCATTAGAAGAAGTAAACGCAGTGCCTCGAGGGATATAAAATTGTGTACTTAGATTTGATATACCCGAAGTATATGCATTGACATAAGCAGTTGAGCAGGTAACGGACTTTGGAGTATACCCAAGTTCTTTGGCGCGAGATACCACAGATGATCTTTTCTGTGCTGTATCAAGAAAACTTTCAGAATGGAGCATATTTGCATAATACGCGTTTGTATGCGTATTGTATGCAAGAATATCCATTATAGAATTGAGAGCAGATCCCTCAAAATTGTAATCCGTAAAAGTTGTATCGGATTTAATGTAATCTATTAAAGATTCTTTAATCTGATCAAAGTCTAGTTCTGTGATTGGTTTTGTTGCCATGGTTCTTCTTTTTATTTATTTAATGTGATTATCTAATTCTATTAATAAGAATATTGACATCAAATGGTTGCTGAAGATTAATAATTTCTCCTGTCACACTACATGAAATTGCGTTTGGAGAGTCAAATGAAATTGTAACGGATTGAATTTCAACGCGTGGTTCATATCTATTCAAGTATTTTAGAACTTCACCCTCAAGAACGATCTTTTCAATAACCGATGTCGTTTCAAAGAGGAAATCATATATAGGGGACTTAATTTCTGGGTGGAATGGTTTATCTCCCTCTTTTAGAAGAAGTAAATTAATCACAGCTTGCTTTACTGCATTTACATTTCGCTTAATAGTAACATTATCTGATGTCGGATGTCTAGTAAATGCAAAATCTACGTCTACATATTCTCTTGTGTTCTTGTATAATGTTGCCATTTTAACCCTCTAATTTATGTAGACCATTGGCATGGCGCTTATCATTCATAAATGTCATAATTTGACCTCTATTGCCAGTTGAATTGAATGATATATGAATCCATGGGTTTCTTGTCCCAGTCGTTTTGTATTCCAACAAAAGCTGGTCAAACGGGACATTCGACTTAATCCAAGTGGCAATATCATAATAATCACCCTTTGAAGCACCAGTAAATTGCATATCTGCTGCCATACCTCGTTGATGTTGCGAAGTCGTTGTACCGTGTCTAAATGCGGAAGTAACTATCATGTTTGAATACTTAGCTTTAATAAGATCGAGACAATTTTCTGCCAAGTTCTTAAGATTACAAGCAATTTCCGGAATTTCTAAGTTGTGCTGCCGTTTAAGTTTGTCATGAGTCACAACAGCTTTAGAGGATAACATACCAATAGTATAATATTTAGAAATTTGAGTTGTATCTGGTATAGAATCTTTATTAGTAAACATTGAACATGAAGACTTAATTGGTTCTTTCTCTGGTGCCGGAGTTTCATCTTTAACTTCCGCCTTAGCTGCTTTACCTTCTTCAAGATCTTGTTGGGTAATCTCACCTGATGCAATTTGTTCTGCATGAGCAGCATCAACTGCTGCTTCATCTGCATCATCGTATTTGATCAGTTCTCCACCGAGATAATTCTCCGGAATTCTTCTAACATAATCATTGGTTGAACCAGATCTAGTTGAAGGAGTATTTGTCTGTGAAGTACCGGAGTTTAGATTGATCGTCGACGAATCCACGTCGGTAGAACCACCAGAACGCACGGAGTTAATACCGGCGATGCCCTGAATAGAATCCCCACCAATTTTCCAATTAACCGATCCGCCGACGTTATAGTTAAGGTTACCATCAATTTCAACGTCCATGTTCCCGGCGACATAAAGCTTTACATCGGACCCAACTGAAATACGAGCAGTGCCATCTATGTAGATATAGCCGTTTCGCTCGGTAATTTGGAACGAATCACCCACGATCTTATTAACCGTATTACCATATTTATCAATCTCAGTGTAAGTTCCAGCGGAATGAAATTGTGAGATTCGCTCATTACCTGGTGTGTCATCAAACTCTATCGTATGACCAGATTCAGTTGTATGAACTTTATTGTACGGATATTGAGCATTATATGATGGAGCCGGTTCATCAAATGTGGTACCAGCAACACTCTTGATTGCCGTCATGCGCTTGTTATTTCTAAGTTCGATCGAAGTATTATTTGTATTTCTCCGGGCAAGTCTAGAAGTATCTTGTTCATTAAGCATCTGATTTAGAGGATACTTACCAGAAGGATCTTTAAATCCTGTAGCGGTTGTATTTCTATTTTTAGATGCAGTACCCGAATCAATTTTGGCCTTACTAGCAGTTTTGTCTACATCATTCTCTGGTGCATTTGGTTTTGTAATTTCGGCTGTCTTGTCCTGCTCGGCTGTCTTGTCCTCAATGATCTTACAAAGTTTAGAATACTCGACTACTTTGGGATAGTCATTTGTAAATCCACCGGAGTTAACTTTTTTGGTAACCGAAGTAAGACCTTCTTCTATAGAAGAGAATGAAATACGTTTGGCACCACCATAAGCATTAATAAAGAATTGTGCTACTGCTTTAGATGCTATATCTGGATTATTGATATTATCTGGATTACTTACAATATCGGAGCCAATCTTTGAGCCAACCGCAGAATAATTACTCTTGAATGTAAGCTGAATAAAACCACCACCGCGATACTTATAACCATCACCAGAGGCAGTGTCTCCATTGCCGTAGCGAGATGCATAAACTAGATTTGCCAGTGCTTCTTCATTATTTACATATTTTTCTACTTCTGAATCTGCCATTGTAGAAAAGTATTTGGGAAAAATTTGTTTGAGTCTAGTAGTCGTGGTATATTTTAGATTTTCACGTACTAACTTAAACTTAGTTTCCTTAGCGACATTTGATAGAATACCGATTAGTCCGTACGGATCTTTAATACCAAAATTGAGAAGTGCTTTGTAAACAGTTGTAACATTAGATCCAAATTTTGCTACCATTGCAGATATGTCAAGAGGTGGTATTTCATCTGATTCTACTAAAATTGGATTACCTGTAGAATCTGTTACCACTTGACCTGATGAATCTACCAACGATCCAGAAGTTGACTCAAGTACTGTAGATTTTGGAGGAACGATTGCAGCGCCGACCTCAGCTGATGGTTTAGTAGCAAATGGATCTTTACTCAGAGGAATACCAGCAAGAGAACCAAGAATAATTGGTTGTTGCTTTGATTCACCATCTTGAAAGAATAGGAATACAGTTGTACCTTCTACATATTGTGGTACAGCATCACCAATTCCGGACAAAGATGCAGATGAAGAACTCATAATAGGGATTGCCCATGGGAGTGCTTCTGTGGGTACATCAATAATTGATTCGGAATGAACACCGAATACACGGACTTTTACTCTACCAAGCTTGAGCGGATCTGAGACTCGGTCTTCTACTATACCTAAGAAAAAATTGTTGTTCATAATGAGACGTCTTTTATGAAGGAATCGGAGACAATTTCCATTTCCATTGAGTGTTTACCGTTGATAATTTGATGGCGGATAGCTGTGATTAGATATTTGCCATCAAAGTATTCCGATTTTACATTTGCTTCAATTTCATCTGGGGCGACTTCCCGGCTTTTTGGCATGGCGTATGTAATCATCTGCCCTGCTTTGACGTCAGTCCGACCATAGACTTTAATGTTGAATTTAAATGCACGGATCTGTTCAAGAAGAGAATTTCTTTGAAGTACAGTAGAATGCATTTTCTGAGATTTAAACTGGCCAGTAAGATAATTGTTCTGAGCCATAAAATGAAGTGAAGCAATCTTCTTCTTCTGGAGCTTATTAGACTTCAAAGGCTTAATATTGGTATGGTTGGTTTTAGAAAAGTCTGTGTGATAATCATACACAGTTTTCTTTATATCTTTGGTAGTTGTATCAAAAGTATAAAGCACACCCCCATACATGCCGGCCGAGAGATTTCTAATGTAATCAAACGTAACTGGCATGTTGATAAGTTCAACGAAGTTATACTTCTGATCAATCGAAGCATTTACACCAAGAACTGTATTTGAATCTACATCAGAATAAACATAATTCCTGATTGGTGTTCCGGCAAGAAGTGTATCTATCGAAGTATACTCAAACCCACCATTATTCTCAAAGAATAGGAAATTAGAGACTCCTCGTTTATTAATACTCTTGGTAGTTAGCCAATTTATAGTCTGAAGTGGAGTCCAATAAGGTGCTATGAATTGATAATCGTTAGAAGTAGCATCATACGTTAGGGTTTTTTCAGATGAAAGGAAGTCTTTGTCTGTCAGAATAGTTTTTATAGTTTCTGAAATATTACCTTTGAACGCCTTGGCAATTTTGGTATTGGTTGAATTAATAAGTTCCAATGAACAAAAATGCAACATGTATGCCGATGTTCTTTTTTGAGTTGCTAATGATGACAACTTATAGATATAAAAAGTCTTCTTGATAGAACTTTTAAGGGATGGAGTTGATAAATCTACGTGCAAAAGTTCCTCACCTGTCAGTGGTAAGGAATTAATAAGATCTAATGTGTCCTGGACGAGCAAATACCCAGACATTGTGTTTGAGAAAATAT